GCATCACGCGCTTCATCGTTGCGTTTGCTGAAGCCCATCGCGCCCATCGCAGCCACGCTGATGGACGCCCCAGCAATCGCAGCGATCAGCTCGATCATGTGCTCAGGTTAGCGCCCCTGTCCGCGCTTCATTAGTGGAAATGACTACTTGAACCAGTGGATGGTGATGGCGCGTCCAGCTACCAATCCCGTTATAAAGCCTGCAGCCCAAGTAAACAGGATCAAGATTGTCATTGCTAGACCTTCTGCTGCGGCTTGGGCTGGGCCAGGGCGGCGTCAGCCCGGCGCAACAGAGCCTCAAGGTCGGGAATGCCGTAGCCATTGTCCTCAATGTACCAAGACTGATAGCGCTCCAGATTGTCGACCAGCTCAACGCACAGCGCTCGGAAGTCAGGCGGGTAATCTTGTTGGGTCATGGTTTCTAGGGAACTGTGGCCAGGGGCAGGGTGTTGACGCACCGCTGCCCTATCACACTACCATGTGCTACAGTGCTGCGGCTGACAAGGCACCGCAACGGTTGTGATATTCCGTTGCACAGGGGCGGGGTTGATATCCTGCCCCTTTTTAATGCCAAGCCCAACCATCCGGGATTTCCAGATAGTTGAGCCAGGCCTCGCAGAGAGTAGGACTACTCTGCTGGATACGGATACCTTTGGCGGATCTCCTCGACCTTGGCGGTCCAGTCATCCATGCTGGCCTCGCCGCGCTGCGCTTTGAAGAACAGCGGATCGGCTTCGGCGGCGTATGCGGCGGCGCGTTGCTGTTGCGCTTGCTTGCGGGGCTCGTCATCGATGAGTCGCGCTAGCTCGGCTTGGATTTCGGCCTCAGTCGGCTCGGTCTGGTGCTGGTCGAGCCATTCCAAGTCGTCACCACGCAGCACCCACTCGGCGCCGGGGCGAATGGACTGCAAAACAAAAGCCTTGTCGTAGGTCACGCTGCCACCTCCTCAAGAATAAACATAACGCCCATCGCGTAGGCTGAATCAGTATTGCGGCCGCCAACAAAAGGCTCAGCAGTCCCGTCTAACCTTATGCCAGAAATGGAGTAAGTGACTGCGCTTGTTGTAGATGGAGAGTCGAGATCAGACCAAGAAAAACAGTCATTTTGATAAGCAGCTGCCGCCCCAAACTTGTTCACAACATCGGTAAAAACTGTTGTGTCCGATCCGCCTACCGTGCGCACGATATAAAAATTGGCATTCCCGGTGCCTGCGTTTCCTAGCGAGGTTGAGATTGTGATCTTAATTTTGCTGCTGCTTGAACTAGGCGTGATCCCGGCAGAAGTCGCCAACTTTGTGAGTGATGTGCTGGTTGTACTGGCCTTGTTGGCTATGTGACTCCTCACCACCTGCAAGATTTTCCCACCGCCAATGGCACCCCATGCTCCTGCCTTGTACCCCTCGAACTGGGTCATCGTGGTGTTGTACCGGATCATGCCGGCTACGCCAGTCGGGCGCTCGCCAGTCGTCCCATCAGGTAACTCGATTGCGCCTGTGGTCCCGAAGATCACGTTTCCGGTGAACGTGCCACCGGCAAGCGGCATCAGGCCGAAGTTGGTGCTGGCCAGCGTGCCGACCGTAACCCAGCCATTATTGGAGGCGTTGCGGATCTTCAGCAGGCCAGTGGTCGTGTCTGGCCACCACTGGTAGGCATACATCGTTGCCGGCTCTGTGGCGCCGCTGTTCTGGCTGACGATCGCCGCCAGCGCGTTGTTCAGGTCAGATCGGACGGCTGCACCGGTGCCGTTAGCGATGACGTAATCGTGTTGAGCCATAACAAGGCCACTTTGTTACCAGTTTAAGCGCCCTTGCCAAATCCCACCGCAGACCATAGGAAGTTGCGGCTCACTGCCGTGCCGGCACTGTTTCTGAAGGTCACGTCAAAGCCGGTATTGCTGACGTTGGTCACGTTGTAGTAGTCGCCTGTTGCCAGGTTCTGCGCGACGATGCCAATGCTGGGCAGGTAGGCATTGCTGCCGCCCAGGCCGGTAGTGCCGGTGAAGAACGCTTTGTCAAACGTGACTGACTTCGTGCCAGCGCCGCTGCTGACAGCTCCCACCGACTGCTCAGTCCTGCGTTGGAAGGTGGCCTCGTAGCCCAGTTCGTCCACCAGGATGCCTTGTGCTGGGTTGTTGCTGATTAGCTCTGCCTTGAACTGGAAGCCGCGACCCAAGAAGGTGCCGTTCACGAACTCCTGCCAGCCGGACCATGTAGGCGTGCCGCTGGGGTTGTCAGGCGTGCGGCGCAGGTACAGCTTGGCGTTGACCTGATCGATCACGCCGCCATCCCAATCTGCCCAGTCGTCAACATTTGCGGTGCGGCTGTCCACCAGATCGCTGGGGAAATAGCCACGGGTGACGAAATAGCGCTTGAGATCCAGTGCAAAGCTGGCACCAAGGTCGAGGGTGTTGGCAAACTCGTAGATGCCGAGCACCTCCATGGTCCCGTAGAAGTCCAGCGTCGCAATCGAGTCAAAGTCCGGGATGTCATCGAACAGGCCGGTGGCATCCAGCGTGAGCGCGTCGAGGTCGTCGCTGTAGAAGACATCGGTCTTGGCGCCCTGGAATGGCGGGGTGTCCTGATCCTCGCGGCGGGTCTGCACCAGCAGTTGCCCAACAGCATCCGGGAAGTCAACGATCACACTGGCCTCGGTCGGGCTCTGGCGGCGGCCGTCATCCTCGAACTTGACCAGAATCTCGCCTTCGACCAGCGGCACGATCGCCTCGGTGCTGTAGCCAGCGACGGCAGGGATCAGGTCAACGCTGTTGCTCCAGGTGCCGGTGCCATCGGTCAGGTTGGTGTGGCGGATATGGACACGACCGGCAACGCGAACGTCCAGGTCAACAGTGGCATCCCATCGCAGGCGGGCGCTGTTGGCGCTGATCGGTTCGATGGTCAGGTTTTGGACGTTGCCCGGCGGTGCGGTTTTGCCAACTAGGTTGAACGTCGCCGTGGCTGGGTTGCCGACGCCGCCGAGGCTGTTGATCGACTGCACCCGGACCTGCAGCGTGCCAGCGTCCAAGCCCTCGATGCGGGTGCTGGGGCTGTTGATGTCGATCTGCGAGAAGTTGTTATTGCCGAGCCGGTAGATCACCCGGTAGGACTGCACCAGTTGGGTCGGCGGCACCCAGCTCAGCTCAAAGGCGGTGCGGACGTTTTGCCCATCGGTGTACAAGTGCTCCGTGCCAGTCAGGCCGGTGGGCGACTCGGGCAGTGCGGACAGGTTGGAGATGTCCCGCGTCTGCAGCTTGATGTCGGATTCGATCGCGGCATAGATGCTGCTGTTGTACGCCAGCGCTGTGACGCCGTAGATGCCATCCTCGGCCTCAGCCACGCTGACGACACGGAACTGCTGCGTCTGCAGGCTGGTGTTCTGCAGGACCCAGATGCTCTCAGGGTTGGGCGCTTCGCTGAACGCGCTTGTGACCGTGATCACACCGCTCGACAGGGTGCTGACGCTGCGAGTCTCGACCAGGCCGGTGGGCAGCAGGACGCTGATCGTGGGCGAGGTGCCCAGCGTGATGCCGGTGGCGTCGTCCAGAGTGACGGTCGTGGTTGTTGCTGCTGCGATGCGACCACCGCGCCTGCTACCAGCCTTGACCGGATCGGCCACATCGATCACCATGCCAGGCCGCAGCACGATGCCCGAGTCAATCGACACTGAGAAGGTGACTGTTTCGGTCAGGTTCTGCTCAGACAGCAGCGCCCACTTACCAGCACGGTGCGCCTGCCCTTGCGAGTAGCAGCCGACTGCCTTGATGTCTTTGTTGATGATGCCGTACTTGGCGACGGCTGACGCATCCTCGACGTACTCATAAGACACCTCGCCCAGGTTGTCGTAGTCCTGGTAAGCGACCGTTGCCGTGGTGTGTCGCGCCTTCTGTGATGAGCCGCTGTAGTTGAACAGCCCGTCGACCACGTTGGCTGGGGTCAGCAGATACTGCGAATCAGATGGCTTGTCCTGCAGCACCACCATCGCGCCGGCGCCGTAGTAGGCGATGCCACGGAACAGCGCGACGAACTCCTGGATGACGTTGTAAACCTCGTCCCTGCTGTTGATCAGCATGTTGCAACTGAACCGTGGCTCCTGCCCGCCGCGACCGTTGCTCACCAACGTGTTGCAGTATTGACTGATCGCGTAGAAGTCGTAGCGATCCAGGCTGCTGGCCGGGATGCTGGCGCCATAGCGGGTGTTGGTCAGCAGATCCCACAGGCACCACGCTGGGTCATTGGTCCAGGTAGCAGCGCCGAAGGTGCCATCCCAGACGCCGCTGTAGGTGACGCGCCCCAGATAGGTGGTCGTGTCAACTGTGGCATTGCTCGGCAGTTGCACCTTGATGCCACGCACCAGATACTTGCGGGCTGGGATGCCTTTGAACTGCCGCGAGTCAAAGCGCAAGAATGCCAGCGCGCTGTTGGGATACCTGAACTTCTCGTCGATGATCTCGGTATAGCTAAACCAGAACGTGCGGTTCTGCCGGCGAGCGCTGGATTCATCAGCGCTGATGCGCTCCAATCGGATGTCAATCGGAAACGCACCGGTCAGGCTGATGATGTAATCGCGCTGGTAGGCGTTTGTGGTCTTGCCGCTGATCGTGTCTTCAAAGACGGTCGTGTAACCGCCGCCGTTGTATTGCACCCTGCAGCGGATGCTGACCTCGTGGCCGATGATGTCGCCGTCGTCTTCGATGATCTGTAGCGCTGGCACCTGCACCGTGATGCGGGCCCTGTCTACGTCTGAATCGGTGATCTGCCGGGTGACGGATGCAGCAGCCGTGATCTCGACGTTGACGGCCTGCTCTGATTCGATGCCGTTGGTGTTAGGGATGTAGCTCTGCGCCTGCGTGCCATTGCGGGTGACGACGCTGTAACCCGTGAAGTTGTCGATCCCGCTGCTGCTCTGAACGGGCGTCCCATCCAGGTAGATGCCCTGCACCCCATCCTCGATGCCTTGGATCTCGCCCTCGCTGATCAGGTCGAGGACGCTTGCGTATTGGACCGACTGCAGGCTGTCGTCAGCCTCTGATGGGACGTGGGTCGTGCCACCGCCACCACCGCCACCGCCCTTGCCGCCACCGCCACCGCTGCCGCCACCGCCGCCAGCACCCTGAACCAACAGCAGGTCTTCGATCATTTCAGTTGCGCCACGTCAAGGCCGCTGGATAGGACAGCCGAGCCAACGAAAGCGCGGCCATAAACAATTGGCACCGGCATCCCCTGCTGGCTCGTATTGACAATGCCGCTGAAGCTGAATGACTCCAGCCGGGCGGCTTCCTTGCCGCGTTCCAGTGCTGAAATGCTTGGTTGGGGCGACAACATTTGCGCCACACCGCCAAGAATCAGGCTTGCACCAATGCCGCCAATTGCAATGGCTGCAGTGCCGCCGATGATGCCAGCGCCGCCGCCAGCAAGACCAGCACCAAGCCCAAGAAAGCCGCCGGCTGCCGGGCCCAACACGATCGCCAGCGCTACGAGGCCGATGCCCGCAAAGATCTGTCCGGCACCTTGACCAGCACCAGCCAACACAGGCGCAATGCTGAACACGTCGCGCTCGGACCAAGGCAGCACGGCCACGGTCGGATCTTCAGGGGTGACACGTTCGCGGCCGACGGTGACGCGAAAGCCCATTCCGGTCTGCTCAGAGTCGATGAGCCACTTGTCCAGGCCGGGAAAGTTCACGCACAGCGCCTTGATCGCCTGCGCAGGCGTGTCCACTTCAAACTCGAAACGGCACTGTCCGAGTCGCTTGCGAAGTGCGCCGTAGACCTTAACGACTTTCATGCCGCAGGACCATGGCAGTGCTCTTGACATAGTAGCCGCCGAAGACATCGCGACTCGAAAGCCTGCCTTGAACGTGATGCAGGATCTGCTGATCGCCCAGGTAGATCGCCGCGTGGTTGGGCAGCCCTGAGAACAGTTGCATCAGGATCGCGTCGCCGTACTGCAGTTCCTCAAACGGCACCTGCCTGAAGCCCTGCGAGCGGTAGCTGTCCAGATAGAGGTTCTCGCCCCGCTCCCAGAACCGATCACGCCGGTCGAAGTCGGCCAGCGTCAAGCCCCACTCGCGGCTGTACCAGTCCCGCACCAGCGAGTAGCAGTCCACCACGCCAAACACGAACTCCCGGCCGACGTATGGCAGCTCAAATGCTGCAGGCTCGCAGCCGCCCCAAGCTTCGGTCTTGGGGTTGACGATCACCCACGGCAGGCCGCTGTTGTTGCAGCCGATCTGATCTGCTGCTGATGGCACTGGCTGCGTCACCGGGTGGCTATGCACCACGGCCACGATCTCGCCCAGATCCTCGGCTGCTGCATAGTCCGCCGGGTCCAGTACGAAATGCTCGTCTGGTGTGGCGGCAATGTTGCGGCACGGGTAATAGCGGCGCCGGCCTTTGACCACATGGATCAGGCCGCAGCACTCGCGGGGATCCTCGTCCTGCGCGTGCGCCAGGATGTCAGCCTTGAGCGTGTCGGTCAGCCTTGTCATCGCACGAGGCCACTTCCCGGGTAGCTGCCGAACGGCAACTCAGCCGTGGCGCTCCTTTT